AATATGTTGAAGCCTCCACCACTGTTGTTGCTGCCTACACCTGCGTTGAAAGCATTGCTGGTGGTTCTAATGCTGTTGGCATAGTTTGCTCTTTCTATTTGCTGATTGATAGCACTGGTTGCTCTTTTTGCTGCTGACTCTGCCTGTTGTGCTCTACTGGTCATAGTTGCCAACTCACGTATAGCATTGCCAATCTGTGTTATCAGTGTTCTTATGCTTTGTGTAATATCTCTAGTGGTTTTGTCATACCTGCTCAACTTTGTGTTGCCTTCGCCGTATGAACGAGCAAGGTCATCTACGCTTTCTTTTACATCATTGTGAACTTCTTGTAAATCATCAAGCGGATCAATCAATGCATTTACACTGCCTAGGTTGGTGTCTAACAAACCAGTGAAAGTTGGATAGTTGCTGTTGAGTCTATCAACCAATGTAGCATTCATTTCCAACAGTTGATTCATTTCTGTTATCTGCGGAATGATCTGACTATACTGTTCGTTCATACCAGTGAGGTGTTCAAGTTCTTCTTTTGTTTCGTCAGTTAAATCATCATATAGGTCTAAACTTGTATCCAGCACATCATTTAAGGCATCAACTGCGTTTGTCATTGTAGGAACGCTTTCGTTGATTGCTTGAACTGCTTCATTGTGTAAAACCATATCGTTATACATTGCGGTCAACTGTTCTTGGACTGCTCCTAACAGTTCGCCTGTTTGACGTAGGTTTTCTGGATCTATGTTGCTGTTGAGTGCTTCTTCTAGTTCGCTGGTTGTTTCAGCAACATCTTTATCACCACCACCAAACAAGTTTCTAAAGAAGTCACCAATACCTTGGAATGCACTTTTAACCTTTTCAGCAACCTTGCCAACCAACTCACCTACTTTGTCTACAACCGCAGTGGTAAGGGCAACAAACTTTTCTGCTATCTGTCCTGGTAGTTCTCCAAAGAACTGTAATATACCAGCACCCATATCCTTAAAGCCACCAATGATGTCTTCAATCAACTCTGGGATAATACTGTTGTTCCACAGTTTGTCAGCAATCCATTGAAACGCACCTACAACTGTATCAATAATGGTTTTCATTATACCTTCAAGAAAACTCAACAATCCTTCAAATGCTTTTTTAATACCATCTGCGATTGCTTCAATGGGTTTACCTATGTCTCCAAGGCTGTTTACAAATCCTGTGATGGCCTCAATAACACTGGTCAAGATACTGGCAAGAGTTTTGAATGCTGCAACCAATACATCAAGTATAAGTTCAGCAATAGGTCTAACAATAGGTTCTAATGCTTCAAACAAATCAAACAATGCTTTGAAAACAGGTGTGACTGCTTTAACCACTTCTGCTATCGCACCAAAAGCACCTTCGCCTTCCATCATTGCTGTAACTATGCTGGCAAACGCATCTACTGCTATTTTGATACCTTCACCTAAAACACTGCCCAACGATGTTGCTAGTTCACTGTTGGCACCTATCAACTCTGTGATCTTTTCAGCAGCATAAACCATACCTGAACTCAAGCCGCCTTCACCAATGGCAATCAAACTTTCGTTGGCAGCAATACCAAGGTTACTCATAGCAACACTGATGTTGTCTAGGCGTTCTTCCATTGCTCCGCCATAACGCTCGTTGAATCCATCTTCAAGAGCAGCAACAATCTCTCTAGCACCTTCAGCAGTTTTACCAAACTCTGATACCTGCTGTCTTGTTAGGTTGAGATTTTCTTGGAGTATGCCATAAACATCAATACCTCTGTCTGCAAGTCTATCAAGGTCTTCAATACCCAAACCACCTTGAACACTGCGTGAAACAACCTGTGTGAGTGCTTCAAATGCTTCAGCACTGTTTTCAGCAACACTGGCAGCATTACCCAATGTGGTTAGAAGTTCGTTTGTGGGTTTGATACCTGCGTTTGAAAGTCTAATGAAACCCTGTGTCAAGTCAGTCATATTGAACGGGGTTGTTTGAGCAAACTCTACCAGTTGACCGTATGCTTTATCTGCTTCTTCAATGCCACCTGTAACAACTTTCAGTGTGTCTCGCATATCTTCATATGCGGCAGTTGCTTCTGATGCTCTGTTGATAACACTGCCTGCTGCGATACCACCTAATGCTGCACCTGCTGCGGTTGCTGCGGTAGCAACACCACCAAGTCTACCCAACAAACCACTGCTGCCACCTGGACGTCCAAGAGTAGTATTGACCCTGTCTAGGCCATCACCTTTGACGTCTATTTCTAATACATAACGATCTCTAATCGTTGCCATAGTTTATTTCCCTCTTATCTTGTCACGAATAAACTCTATTGTTGGATCAGTCATACCGTTTGGTGCTTGTCTACTGTATCCTTCATTGAGTCTGTTCACGTAATCATAGTTGCCCAAGATACTCTTGCTGCTTTGTTTGGTTTTGTTGCGAGCATTACCTGTATCTATTGGCGTGATACTTTGGAAATATTTGTGACCGTCTTTGGGCAGACTTGTTTCAAGTGCCCGCATCCGTGCCAGGTGTCTGTTTAGATTTGGTAGATTGTTTAACATTGTCCAACATCTCCTGTAGTTCTGCCTGATTAAAACCGTGTTTGTTGTTCTTATCAGGATTCTTTCTTATCCAGTTTTCATATCCAATAGCAACTGTGGCAGTGTGTATATCATATGTGTCCCCCTTGGCTACGAACTCGCTTGGCAGAAGTCCATACCTCTGACAAACGAAATCAACCATCAGCCAGCAAGAGAGTTGGTGGCTTTGGTGGTCGTAGTCTGGGGTTTCAAGTTTCCCAACTTGTCTACCACCCCTGTAATAACTGCTGCCATAACATCCATAGGTAAGATTTCGCCATCTTTCAGCACAGGCTTACCGTTTTCATCCAAAGCAATATCTTTGATGAGATTGAACAATCCCATTTGATCATCTTTCATTTGGACAAGTTTTAGGAAGGTTGGTAAATCGTGTCTATCATACATATAGAACTCTAATGGTTCTCCATACAGTTCAATGATGTCTTCGCTGTCTAGACTGATTTGTTCTAGTTTTGGTTTTGCTGCTAGTTCTTGTAGTTTCATTTCTTTTCACCTTTGTGTCTGTTCATCAATGTGTTTTCTAATGCTAGTGCGAAACTGATTCTGCTTTGTGCTTTATCAATGTCTCGTCTAGCACAGGATATTTCGTTTTGTGCTTTTGCTAGTTCTGCAACTATGCTTTGGCTCAACTCAATATCTGTTTTTTTATCTAGTAAATCCATATATCGTCACTCCATATAACAACTGTATTTATATTATCTAAAGAAAAGGGGGCCCAAAAGCCCCCAAATCCGCCGCCCTCACGCTCTGCGTTAGGTCTTATGCTATTTTATGATATAGTATAGTCACCTGTTACTGTGATAGTGATTGGAGACACCCAAACAGGTGCGTCCGCACTCACAGTTGGTGCTAGACCAGTGATGTAACCTTGACCAGAGATTGTTTTACCTGTGGCACCACCTGAAGTGTCACCTAGGTAAAGTTCAAAGTCTAGTAGGTCTTTGTCAGTAGATAAAGCAAAGATTCCTTTGTAATCTGCTTCTCCTACTGTTGCTCCACTGTCACCAAAGAAAACTGTTTGGTCAAGAACAATGTTCATTCCCAAACTGTTTGTCGCTGTGGTGGCAATCTGGAGTTTTGATGCTGTATCCAACTGTGTCCAAGTAAAAACGTCGTTGGCAGCATTGACTGTCACGTCCTGTAAACCAGGAACTGTCAGTTCAGGGCTTGCTGCAGAGTTTGCTGCGACACTAATACCTAGTGTTGCTTGAACGCCTGCTACCCCTGGTGCTGGATATATGTATGCCATATTCTCTCTTTCCTTTATGCTGTTCTAGTAAATCTAAACTCTACCTCATTTATCAACTGATCACCTTCAAAACTGGTTCTAACATTTACATCTCTTTGGTTTGCCCCAGGATGGTCTATGTTGTTTTTGATACCTTTGATGTTGGTGATTAGTGTGTCCAAATGAGATGGAGCGTTTTTTGCGTCAGTTGAGAAATAAACGACGACTGATGTTGTTGTGGTTGCTATGTCTGAACCATCAAGAGTCAAAACCAAAGGAACCGTTTCTGTTGTCTCACGATCAACATAAATGGTCTTGGCGTTTTTGATATAGAGTTCTGTGCCTGACTCACTAAATGGCAGTTCATTGGAAACGCTAAATCCCCCTAAACTGATTGTCTTTAGTTTTGTCAAAATGCTGTCTCTCATTATCTAACCCTTTTCAAGTTGGCATAACCTGGTGATTGTTCATCTGATTGGATAGTTCCATCATCATCAAAATCATACCAGTCACCAGCAACGATTAGTTCATCAAATAACCTTTCAGTTTTGTTTTGATAATATCCCATCTTTGCGTTATCATTATCTCCATCATCTCCAAAGTCTGCAACTTGGGGCAAGATGATTTCAGATAATGCAAAATAGACACATAGATCTGTAAAATCATTTTGTCTATCCTTGATCTTATCAGGATCAAGTGCTGGAATATCAGCAACTGTTTTGATGTTAGCGTCTGGAGATCTATTTAGATAATATTGTCTCCACCATTGTGTTGAACGCATCCTTGTTAGAATGCGTTCAGTTGCCCTAATCAGTGCTGTTTCAACCTCATCATCAGTCAAGCCTTCATTTGAATCAAACAGACGCTTATCAACTGCTTTTACATCGCTGTATTCTGCAAATGATATTGTCGTGTTATTTTCAATGATGAAAGCCATTGGTTATTCCTCTATTAGTCGCTGTCGCTACCAACGATTTTGACACCGTGTGAGTTTTGCATAATGGCTTGACCTGTTACGGCGTGCATCATTATGTCCTCCGCACGTTTTGCAGCCTGCCTTTGAGTTTCCATTGTAACTCCACCACGCATCACGTGACACATTGCACTTGGAGCAAATACTGCACCTACTGCGTTTAGTTCTGTGTCAGTGTCAGTGTCTAGATCACGCTTTACAAGGCTTGATTCGTAGATTGCACAACCTGCTAGTGAACCAATGTAGAAACCACGTAGAACACTGTTTCCTACTTCTGCTGCTGTTAGGTTAGCACCACCTGCTGTTGCCAACTCTTTCTTCAACTGCAATGCTTGACGTGGTGAAACAACCGCTGCCAATGGGCCAGTGATTTTGTTTTCACGTAGTGTTGCAACTGCGTCAAAGATGTTGTCAACAGTGATTGCACTGTCTTCTGTGCCTACTGAAGCAGTAAATGAGT